GTCAGGGGACATAGATTGGCCATTAGGCAGCAGAATATGCCTCAGTCGGCGGGGTAAAGTTCGCTGAATATCTAACAATATTGTCACTCGCTCTAAATTCATCTATATAACCTTGGAATCCCTGCGTAGCATTCCCGTTTTCCCCAATACGAACCACATTGCCTCCTGCGGAAGCCGACGAATCGGATGGGGTTATTGTTTCCAGTATCCCTCCAATCCCCAACTTACATGACCCGTCAGCCAACCACTCACCAACTATATGAGTCCATTGGTTTGCGGCAATAGAAGAAGATGAGAACGCCGCCTTTATATTTGTTGACGTCCCAGTCCATCTGTATAGGGCTATTTTATTAGTAGAACCGATCAGGAGGATAAAGTCCCCTGCCCGATTATTATTATTTTGAAGTACGATCGTCATTGCGGAATTGGCAGCCGTTGGATATATCCATGTGTCAATGGTTAACGGCCTGTTAACGTCCCCGGTTTGCGCAACATCCCCTCCGATAGTTAAAAAACTGCCTGCCCCGCTAAAGTATCCAGCCGCTGTGCCGATTTTCTTTTGCGCCGTTTTTGTTAAAACGCTTGTAGGGGTTATAATCTTTGGCGATAATGCCGAATCCGCGAACACAGTCCCGTCGTTATCTCCATCCATATGGAGCATCAATGTTGTATATAGATCAATGCCGCCATTGCCGCCGCCACTCGTTAGGCCATTCAGCACGAAAGCGTCTACCCGGCTTTTGTTTAGAGCGTAGTTGTCCAACGAATAAAGGTTTAATGCTTTTTTGTCCAGCGTAGGCATGGTTAGCCCACCTCTATTCCTGAAATATAAGCGTCAACCGCTGAAGCTACGCTTGCTGAGCCAGATATAACCTTTGTTGCGTCAAGAATATGGGTCATTGGGACGCTCAGTGCATCATTGGCGGCTATTGCGTGGTTTGGAATTACCATAATGCCATCAAACAATAAGGACGCCGTCACCGAGGCTGTTAGTTTATTAGCAAGCGACACCATTTTAATTATTGATCCGGTAGCTGAAGCGGTATAAAGATTTGCGCTTGCGGTACCCAACGTACCTCCATACAGTTTTTTAAGCGTTTCTGACATTGTTCACACCTCCATATACATGCGGTATTTATTCCTGGTTTCATCCGTCTGCAGAACGTCTAATTCTACAATGTGCGTAGCATTGAACCACGCCACGAAGTTTACCGCGAACTCGTCAAACTTGGCTTTAAAATCGTCTGTGGACAAGGCCCGCTCTTCCGGCGTAGTCCCAAGGCCTGCTATTACACTGGCTGTAACTGAGCATGTGGTAAAGCTCATAAATGAATCACTCCTTACCCCTGTTTCACTTCCCCTCCGAATCTGGTGGGGAACGTAAGCGACAACACTACCGCGCCGTCAGTCCCGGCGTTGACTATCTTTACCTTGAGATAGTCAATTTTCTTGGCCCTGATCTTCAACTTAAACGGTTGCGGGCTGTAGTTCACCTCAAACGAAAAGGTTGAAAAGTCCCATGTTTCAAAAGAGCTCAAGGCATAAGAGATCGTCTTAATAAACTGGTAATTAGCGTTGCGGTCGGTCTTTAGATAAATATCAATATGGGTAGCGGTCAGCGGCAGGATGGACACGAAAAGCCGCTGTATAAACTTCCTGATCCACTCCACGCCGAAGTTGAAGAATCCCATCTCCCATGTAGCCGTTATGGTCGCGCCGTTGAAAGTGCCTATGCTCTCATCAAACCGCATAATCTGCCCAGCGCTTGTGCCAAAATACATAGCATCTCCAACCAGGCAGAAGCAGGTTGGCGTGTCCGGCAGGTCCAGCACATGCCAGGTGTCGGCGCGGTAATTTAATACCCAAATCACTTTCCCTACGCAAAGCCAATACTGCCCCCTGTCGCTCCAGTCAATGGTAATGGCTGTCGTCAAATCAACCGCGTCAAGGTCGTTCTGGATCCGCTTGCTTATCCATTGGGCGTTCTTCTCATTCATGACATAGGTTGAAACCCACTCATAGATGCCCTTCCAGATCGTAAGCGGGTTATTCCCGATAATCTGCACCTGGCCCTTGGCCACATTACCTACTTTGGCATTCATGGGGTAGACCGGGAATAGGGCCGTTATCGCTCCGGTTGTGGCATTGGTGTAATCGCTCTCCTCAGAATACCATGCCGAAGCCTCTGAGGAATCGCCAGAGGTAAATATAAGCTGTTTGTTGTACTGGGTTACTATGTCGGTAATCTCGTACTCGCCAACGTCTGATTCTCCGAACTTGGGCCAGAACGAGGGGTCTGACGCCCCGGCCATGGTCACCCCTGAAGGATACCGGGTGTTTAGGTGGTCGGGGTTGCCAAATATCCAGTACCGGGCGTAATACACCCCGCCGTAATGGTTGTTTTTAACTATCGTGTCTCTGTCGCCGGTGACCGTTTTGGTCCAGGTTATGACTACGTTATTTACCCCGGTCGCCGGGGCTGATGTAAAGGTTACGGTCCCATTGGTCAGGCTGACCGTGTAGTCAGATGTAACAGTCTTTAATACCCCGCCGACGTAAACGGAATCGACTGAGCCTATAGCCAGTTCCGCCAACTGGTAGACGGTAGCCGAAGAATTACCGGAAAACTTCTGTGTCTTTTTCCCGGTCAGGTAGTTTATGGATTCCAGCATTGTCCCGCCGCCCGTGGGCGGTGCTGCCGTGTAAACAGTCGGGACGTAACCGGCCACGCTTGCAATGCTCCCGGTGCCTGCCCAGGAATACAGGTCCGTGCCGTCCATGATGTAAACGACATTATTACTGACAAAGAAAGCGGTCGGGTACGCGTCCACTACTGCGCCCAGGTCCGTATTGGCGTGGGTTGATAAGTTATGTTCGTACACATGCCCGTTGCAGGCGAATATAAGATGGTTGGTGCCGCTTATGGACCCGTACCACACGCCGTTTATCTTGTGCGCGCCCAGGGTGGCGAAAAGCTGAACATAGCCAAACATCTTCACAAGCTTATAGTCGTCACTAACGTACCAATTGCTTATATTGCTGGCCTCGCCAATCTCTAGCAATGTCTCGGTTGTGCTTTTGTTTACACCTTTAAATTGGTCAATGGTGAAAGGCTGAAGCTGAGCCACGTATCACCACCCTCTCTCTATTTAATCTGACTTATGGAATACAGGTCTTTTATCTCCGACGGTTGTAGCGGTTGCTTAATCATCGAATCCATTTTTAACTCCCGAAATTTATCCTTGCACCTACCGGCTAGCTCGCTGTTTTGGTCGGCCATGGCAAAATGTTCGGCCAGGTAATAGGCTCCGGAAGTGGCGCATACATCGTCTACCTCTAGTGTCTGCGTGAGTGCTGCAATCTTGGCCGGTACAGGTACATACTTAATCCGGATTAGGCCCTCGTAGGAGAACATGACCCAAAGCTCGTTTGCCCCCTCCCACTTGGCAGAGGGGCCGCCTTCCTGGTACTGCCAGTTTGGGTATTCGCTAATAATCTGGCTCCGACTTTTAAAGTCGGTCGGCATCGTCACCTTATACCAGGGCTTGAAGTCCGGCACCTTGTCGGCGGTTGCGAATTTGTACGCAGATAGCGCCCGGTTGCTGTGTCGGAAGTAATAGCTGCCGGATATGGTCATGGTCACATTGCCGCCGGCCGCCGTCAGCACTCCCTTGATGGGCAGGAGCGAGGTCGTGCCAGCTGGGACGGTTATGCTGATACTGCCGGTAAAGGCTGTGGCCGCTCCACCGTTGAAAGAGTAGGAACCGGCCAAGGAAACGCCGCCCTCCGCAAAGGCAATGGTGCAATCTCCGTCTACTTCAAGATAAAAGCAATAGGCCCCGGCTGCGCTGTATACCTGCGATTCGCCGTTGTTCTCAACGATAATCCCCATCTGGTTAAGGTCGCCCAGCAGGTTCTTTTTGCGGAAGCAATCCAGTTCAAAAGTCTTGAAAAAGTCGCCCGACTTCACCATTTCCTTTTGCCAGAGGTCCAGCAGGTACGGCGCGCGGTATTTGTATTCTTTAATCTGAGTGTCCGCAATCGTCCCTGTGTCGGAAATCTCGTCGATAATAGCGACGGCCATATTGAATATTTCTGTTCCGGTATAACTCAAAAAAATACCCCCTTTCAAGGGAGAAATGAAATAGCCGGCCATTTCTGACCGGCTCTATTCCGTGCTTGCTGTTTCGTTAGTTAAAAAAGATACCTGTCTAACAACTGGTCAATAGTCAGACATTCTAAGGTGCCAGCGGTTACAGCAGCAGCAGCACTATCAATATTACTTTCCAAATCGACCAATGTGGTTGTATCAGAGCTTCCATCTAAATGGTGGAAAACATTCATTAACCCTTTGCCATCAATGGCTATGGTCAATTTATCAGCAAACGGACCGTTAGGGTTAGCATCTGATACCGTTCTGGCTATTTTCTTTAGGTTAGAGAACCCGTTGCATTGTATAGTTCCAGATTCATTATCTACAACTGCGCAGGTTTCCATATATTTGCCGATTATTTGTAGATCGTCTTCTTCCCTCCAAGAACCTCCGGGAGTACTAAACGCTTTAAGACCTCGGGTATATCCTTGCGTAATCATCCAATCTCGCTGATCTTTAATTGCGTACTGCTTTTCAGCTAAGGTCATATTTTGCCAATATTTTGCCAATACCCAAGGGTAACAACAGAATACATGCCCATCGGCATACAAAGCGTCTAATTGGGTTTGTGTTAACCTACCAGTACCGCCAACGCTTGTATGGCAAAAGAATAAGTTTGCATACATCCCTTTTGATTTAAGATAATCGCAAGCATCTTTTTGGGCTGAGTATATGTTATCGAACGTCCAAATTATAACGGCTTTTAATGGTACATCCTCAACTCTCAGTTCCAGTATTTCAATAGTTGGGGCTGTATCAGTAGCAACAACACCATATACCTCAATATACTTGCTTCTAGCTAGATTAGGAGTGTTAACGGCTGTTCCTTCAGTCAGTGGCACAGATATTTCACAGACTCCAGGATGAGAATAATCCCCGGAATAACTCCATATAGGCACTTCCTGATATGCGGTACGTCCAGTGTAGTCACATATTCTCACACTTATTTCAGATAGTTTGATATATTCGTCCGAACCCCCAACAGTTCCATAATTAACCTTGTAACGCACATAAAGGTGCTTATTTAACAGGTTAGCCTCTGACCCTAACGTAGTCGAAGCCTTAAAAGTGGTCCCGCTACCCCCTGCGATAATCTTTACGCAAGATTTTCTTGGGTATCCCTGGTCCGCATCTGCGTAATTTGTTTCCAAAGTACAATTTGTGTCAGCAGCCCAACTTGAAGCCACAAGGGGCGCAGAAACGATGGGTTTACCGGGCACATACTTTGTACGGATATTTTTTTGGGCAAAGAGAGTATTAAAATTAATATTGCGGTAATTTTCCATGAACACCTGCGAACCATCAAACCATGTGCTGAATTTAGCCCTGCAATCTGCTTCATTTAATTCATTGCCCTTACCGTAAAGCGTTGTTACATCAATTGCCATAACTTCGCTTAGTTGCAAGACCTTGCCGTTGGCAGTATCGGCATCCGCATAATAATGCACTATTCTAATTTCGATATTTCCCACCGGGTTTACCATTGTAAAAAGGCGGCTAAAGGTATACAGGGTATCTTGTGTCGGAGAGAGAATGTCAACCAGCACACTCCCGCTGGTTAAACCCTTAACTTGTATCTGCACCTTTTGACAAGAGCTATTAGTGACTTTGTATTTTAAACTGACAAATACCTTTTTCCCGTTTGCAGCTGCAATGCCGGTATTTTTATAACAATAAGGAGAATTGCCATTACCATCACCCGTCACAGATAAAATATTATTGACTGCTGCCTTGGTAGAGAAATAATTACTCCATCCGGTAGTGCCTGATGCAAAATTACCATTACTAACAATATTGGTAACTGTAATGCCAAAAGTATTTATAAATGAAGCAGCAGACGGGATTATTTTTTGCCCGAATCCCATTATTTCCACCCCCAGGCCCGAAATGCTACGGTACTAGAAGCCGATTTTACATATAGCTTGGTTGCGCTAATCGCCATATCTCCGATGTATTCGCTTGGCTTAAGCGTTTTATAATTCACTCCATCAAAGGAAAACAACAAGTTTATGGTTGTAGAATCGTTGATTAAAAGCCCCAGATATTGAACATCAAAAGCAAGTCCAGTGCCGGCATCGGTTGTTGCCGTTCCCTCCTGGACTACTTCCGTATTTCTCCCCAACACTTCAACATTGACAGCGGTCTTGGCCGCATTAGAGCGATTAACAAAATACTGCTTTAGCGCCTCTATGCTCACTTAATCCACCTCCCCGTGCTTGGCCCGAATGTGGGACGTCAACCCGCCTTTATTGCCCGCTACAAAATCACAGCCAGGGTGAGGGCAGGGGAAACAAGGGGCCTGCGCATCGCCCCCTGCGTCCTCTGCCTCTTCCTGGGGTTCCTCGTCTTGGCCCATAACTTCAACCAACTCTATTTCCTCATGCTGAAAGTGCGGGGCCATACGTTGGGCCAGGCCCGGGTCCAGGGTCACATATTCGCCGTTTTCATCGAATTTGAACATAGGCAGCCCGGTGTTGCCATCGCTTACGACATGGCCGGGGTCGGAAAAGAATCTATAGCCTTTCATTGTATACCTCCTTGAAAATAATAAGGGGCGGACTAAGCCGCCCCCTGTTAGTTATAAATCTAGGGCAATTTCACGATGCCCATTTTGACGCTGGACACGGTGCCGCTTTGGGTAACGGAGCATCCGACGGTAATTTTGCTGGCGGTGGATTTAAACCGAGCGCCTTCTAAGGCGATGGTCTTGCAGGATCCACCGTCAGCTACGTCAACCGACAGAGTACCCAGCACATTAGCCAGGAACCCGCCGGGCGCAATGGTGATGGTGGCGGTATTAACGGCCACGGAATCGTTGTTGTTCTCGATTAAAAGGGCAAACCTTTCGTCAGCGACGTCCATCGCCACGGTCTGGCTGTCTTGCATAGCCAGCAGGTTGAAGGTTGCCCCTGCGTTTCTAACAGCTAAAGAAGCAGTGAAATCAGCCATTGTTCCTTACACCCCCTTATATAGTACTTTCGGCTGCCGGAGTTAAAGTCAATCTGACGAGCTCCTTGGGCCGAACTACTTTACCGCCCCAAACCTGGAGAGACTTAACGGCGTCGCCGAATCTCTTCTGAGGCCTGTAGGCTTCGGTTTCGGTTAACTGTGCGGCGAATGAGACGGCCGCTTTGGTCCTGGCCAGGCACTCATAGGCCGAGCCGTTCACGACAATGTTATTGGATTCGTAAAGGTCGAACCCTAGCAGATTGCCAAGGTAACCGGTTTCAATCCGCTTGTCGTTGTCGGTGCCCCGGATAATCTTCGCCAGGATGATCTTGGTCGCAATGGCCGGGGAAACTTCCAGGTACTTCGTGGTTCCTTCGGGCACATTGACGGTCTTGAAATACTCCGCCGCACTGGCAATGGTACTGAAAATATTGGCTGTGGTTAGAGCCGCCTGAGTAATGGTTTTCCCTGCGTCGGTATATTTGCCGAAAACAAAGGTGTCCAGGTCGCCGGCCATGGTAACGCCCATCTGCCGTTTCTGCTCTTCCCAGAAGCCCTTACGGGTCTGAGCAGCATCCAGGTCGTCAAAGTAAATATGGCAGTATTTGCCCTGGTCGATAACCAGGTATTGGGCTGCAGAGGTTCCGAGGTCCGGATCGTCAATATCGGTATTGCGGGTATAGGCTTTGGAGAACACCGGCCCGACGGTCAGAATCTTAACCTGATCGCCTTGGGCCTTAATTTGGCCCTCATAATCGGTGTTGCAGTGCTTTACGCCTATGAGAACTT